AGTACTTGCCAGCAAACCAAGGAGACTTTTCAATCTTTGTTTTAAAACCTTTAAAGAAAACGTTCTTAGCCTGGGCAGCGTTAATAGCGATATTGATAATATCAATAGCGTCACCAGATGGCTTACCATAATATCTGGCAGGATCTTTAAGACACAACAGCTTATACACAATGTAAGCTACAGCTACAGTAGAGGTGAAGTCTTTACCACTACCCTTGCCAAGCTGAAGAATGATTTCATTCTTAGTAAACTTCTTGTAATATCTGCTACCCTCTTCATGACCCAGAAGCTCTACAAGATCTTCTTTTTTGTAAACCTGGCTCATGGCTTCTACGATGTCATACTGAATAGCAGAAAGTGGGGGCTGTCCCAAGAATGCTTCATCCTCCACAAATGTCTTAGCATCCACTGGAATTTCTTCAAATGGATTATCTTTAAGTACCTCAATAAACTCATCAAACATTGTGGACAATGGTTACCGTTTCATTTAACTTTTCCGAAGCTTCTGAAAGTCTCTTCATAATCTTATCTCTGATCTCTGGGTGCTCAGCAGCTACGTCTTTAAGGATGCCCATCAAGATATCCTGTCTGCGTTCAATCTCTAGCATCTCTTCTGCTAGCTCTTTATTCTCTAGCAAGCCAGCTTTCTGTAGCATTTCAATACGCTTAGACTCTAGGTCCATAACCAGCTTAATTCCATTTGTCTTTGCACTTAGGTTTGCTGTAGTTGTTGCCTCTTCAATTACCTCGTAGGCCTGACTAATAAGTCTGCTGTAGTGCTCATCTGCAGAGGCAAGAGCTTCCTTGGCCCTAGCACGAATAGCGGTGTTGTCAGACACCATCGATTGCCATTCTTTAATTAAAGATACAACCTTGGTTCTTGGAATGTCTAGCTGCTTAGAAATTTTTGTGGGATCGTTGCCCTTAAGATATTCCCCAACTACCCTGTTTACTGTGTCAAGGTGTTGTACTAGCTGGTTTTCTTCTTGCACGCTTCCCCCTCTTCGGGATTCTCTTTACTCGCTCTAACCGAAATGCTCGCAAGGTTCCGGCACGTCCACGATACATCTCATAGCAATCTACCCACTGTGCTCCAGTATTCTGGTTAGTAACAAGGGCGTCAAACTTAAACTTCATTCCCCACTCATCTTTAATTTTGATAAGATCTCCACGCTCGATGGTGAAACCATCTACAGTGATTTCTGGAAAACGAAAAAAATTTGTTGGCTTTGCTTCTGTAAGAACTCTACGACTTACCATATTATTCCTTTGCGTGTGGTTTGGTCTCATTTAGTGTACTGCTTGTTACTCTATTGTACAGTACCTCACGGTGAAAGTCAATGAGTTTGTCCACACCAGAATAAGATAGGGCACTCTTTAAACCTGCGCCAAAGTCATTAATAATATTATTAACACTTCCAACAAAAGGAATGGTAGTTGTGATACCCTCGACACCAGATACAACGCCTCTACCCTCCTCCTGTGCCTCCCTAGAGGCCATCCCTCGGAACACTTTCTTTCCGTCTACAATTTCTCCGGGAGACTCTTCTGTGCCAGCCAATAGGCGACCAAGCATTAGTGCGTGTGCCCCTGCGGCTAACGCCTTAGCAGCATCTCCGGAATTGCGAATGCCGCCATCTGCGATAAGGCTGGGCCCGTCTTCATATGCCACACGCTCCCTGATATCCATGATAGATGCAAGAGTCGGGACGCCGTGACCGCTTACTACTCTGGTGGTGCAAGCAGATCCTCCGCCTATACCCACCCTAATAGAGTCTGCTCCAGCATCGGCTAATCTCGCAAAGCCCTCCCAAGTAGCAACATTACCAGCCATAATATGAACCTGATTGCCAAAAACCTGCCTAAGCTCTTTAACCGCATTGATAGCATATTCGCTATGACCATTGGCCACATCAACAAGGATAGCTAAAGCTCCAGCGTTAATTAGCTTTACGGCATCATGTGCAAACCCTCCCCTTGCGCCAACAGACCCACAAGCTGATCCACCCAATGCTTTTGCTAATTTAATTTCTTCTATTTGACTTTCGATTGGCATATACCTATGAATAATTCCAAGGCCACCAGCCTTGCGAATTGTTGATGCCATCTTGTGTTCACAAACGGTATCCATTGGTGCAGCAATAATAGGAATAGACATCGCTATTCCGTTGAGCCCGTTTCCAAGCGTGGTTGCTAAGCTAACATCTTGACGACTTGAAATCTCAGAATGTTGAGGAATCAAAAGGATGTCGTCAAAACCGATTTGATCTTTGTTGCTATATTCTCTCATACCCGTCTCCTGTTTTACCGCCCAGATTTTCTTAATCCAAACTTGTCTAAGTAAACATAAATTGTTGCCACACTTACCCCACATTCTTTTGCAATGTCTTGCGGAGTTTTGCGATCTAGCTGGTACCTTTTCTTTAGCCAGACCTGATTCGTATAAAGTTTAGCAGCCATAATATATCCTTGTCAACTCAGCTTGGACCAATTGTGAATAGCATAATGGCCAATACCTACGGCATCGGCAATGTCGTTGTCTGATATTTTCTTATCATAGTATGTATTTACAAACTTAATTGTTTTTTCTTTTCTGATTTCTCTCTCTTTAGACTTATACCAAGAATCACTTTTTCCTGGACTAGAAGTTCTTAGCACAGCCTTCTCTGCGTGAGTTAGTCTGCCGTTGCCAATAAATGTTTGCCAAGCAATTGGATTAATAGATTTAATTTTTCTTGCCCCAGCCAAAGACATGCCACCTAAAAGTCCTCCTTGAACAAGCGCAAGATCCGCTGCAGTTTTCGGACTGTTAATGAATACCGTATGCTCAATAACAATAGCCTGAATCTTATATATATTAAAAACGGACTCTGCCTTAGCGCAAGCATCAGCAACCTTGTCGTAGGTATTCTGTCCTTCAAAATTAATCTTTCCAACCAACTCTAACTCTTTGTTTTCAAAAATGGCAAACGCCAAGCTATTTGTGCTTGCATCTATAGCACAAATTTTTTCAGGGGGGCTATTTAGAACGCTTAGATCTACCACCAGCATTCCCCTTAATTTCTTTTAATGCTTTGGAAACCTCTGCAGGGTTTACAAGACATGCTTGACATATAGGCTCATCATTATAGACGGATAGCGGAGATCCACAAGACTTACAGTTGCGCTTTTTGCCCATCATTCTATTGCGCCTAGCAATTATATATCTTTGCGCAATCTTTTCTTTTGTTGCTTCTTCTCTGCACTCAGAGGAGCAATAAATCTGATAGCCTACTTTTGGCTCAAAAGAATTATCACACCATTGACAGGTTTTCATCTAAGGGCTCCATTGATTTGATCTTGATGTCTCCCTCACCAGCTTCTGCACAGACCTTGGCCAATGGACAAGACTTGCAGATTTTAGAGTTTGAACGGTAGTTCTTTGTAGGCAAGAGCTTATCTTCCCATGCCTTACGAACTTCTCTCATCCATTCAAATGTCTGATCTACCCACTTGATATAGTAATCATTTACGACAACCGGAATTGCCAACAGCTCGTGGTTGTTCTTGTTTTCATAAATGAGAACGCCTTTTGCTTTTTTAAGGATCTTCATGTAAATAAGAATCTGGATCAGATGGCCCGTCTTTGCCTTGCCAGTTCTTTTTCGATACTCGAAGCCCTCTTGCATTGCAGTCTTGATTTCACCAAGAAGCTCTTCGCCCTCCCAGTCAAGGATTACGTCTCCATATCCAAAGATGGGTGGATCATCATACAGAATCTTAAACTCTGAGTCAATGAGCATTCCAGCATCTTCCATTGCTTGCTGGATACGCTCGTGTGACTTTGTGCCATTTGTCATATTGGCTCCAGCAAATGCGTCTGCGTTGTCTTCAAACGTACCGCCCTCAAATGCCAGGTACCAGTATCTTGCACACTCTCCGTGACCGTAGGCAATGGTCGATGGTGCAAATGTTTTCTTTTGCTGATGCCTTGGCCCACGCTTAGCAATGTATCCAGAATTAATCTTCTCGATTAAAGCCTGCATACTTTCAGAAGCCTTTGCTGGCTTTGGCGTGTCAATCATTATTTGGTTAAGTAAGTTTTTAGTCATAATATTATCGAGTGATGTATTTTAAAGCAGCCACAAGCTCATTAATTGCGTTAGCTGCCGTAAAGTAAATATTCTTTTTTGCTCGATCTCCCTTTTCTACGTTTGCCATCCATGTAGCTTTAAAAGACATTTTGGCAGCAATAGCTTGCAGCCTAACAATTTCTATTGTGGCTACATTAATGGGAATATCTGGCTTAAGAATAAGCTTAGCTACCATTGTTAAGGCGGTATCTAATTCATCATCCTTCATGTATTCAGATATTTCAGCAAGGCCATTGACCATGTCAAGGGTTGTCTTGGTCTCATTATTTTCCACCATATTATTATAGCATCCCCTCGGGACCAGCGATTTCTCGCCTTTCTTTTACAGTTACACTACTTGAGCCTGGCAACCAAGGAAGTAGAACCTGGTAAAGCTCTTCAAGAAGCACGACATCTTGGATCTGGTATTTTTTCATTTCACGCCAAGCCTTGTCGTCACCATTCATACAATCAATCCACAGCTCGAACCCTGAGTGCTTAAACTTAGCACCCACCCCCAAAGCCTGTGCTACATAGTCAAGCTTGTTAGATGGGAACTTAAAGTTTGCCTTAACAACACTCATAAGGTCTAGGTCTTTTACAACCGAAGGTGGCTTCATGTCGTTTTCAAGGAACTCACGCTTGATGTGCTTGTGATCAAATGCTGCTGAGTTCCAGCCGACTAGGGCATCTGCTTCTTCCATCATGGCGTGTAGCTCTTCTAGCATGGCTTTCTTGCCATCGTGGTGGACAGACTTGAAGGTAACTTTCTTCTTGCCCTGCCACTTGGCACCAAAACACATCATTTCGGTGGGCTTAATAATTTGGTTAATACCAATGTTCTGGTCCCACAGGCCCCAGGTATACACCTGCATAGGCGTAGTTTCAATATCCAGCATTAAGATTTTCATTGCTCTCTCTCTTCCAGCAGTTGTTCTAGCAACGATAGCTCGATCACTGCCAGTCTTGTTTTCTGTGTTTGACCCAGAACTACTACTATAGCAGGATCTTTGTTAGATTTCAAGGCATCTGTTGTGGCTTTTGCCCATACATCTTTATTTAAAGTAAAGCTCTTACCGACCTCTTTGAAGTCGATTACGAAGTTATACCAGGATGCATCACCTTTTTTAGTATTACGACCAGAGTTTTTATGTTGCTTTGCTCCTATGCGTTTGCTTTCAGATCTCTCGGTCATAGTCCCTTTTCTTTCTTCGTGTTTGCAAGGATACCCTATTCATATGTTTTTTACTGCATACCCAAGTTATATCCTTTGATTCGGGATAGAATCTAATGGAGTGGGATGGCTCTTTGCATTCGTGACAAGGAAAAATGCCATGATGTACAGAATATTTAGGCATTGAGTTGCTCCACCAGCTTTTTCTGTAGCTCTTCATCTTCCCTTACCTTTTCGATAAAGGCTTCTCTACCCTGCACCTTTGTGCCATCATCTAGCTGATACCAGGCACCAGTCCTGTTGACCAGACCGTTCATTTCTGCTGTGTCTACAAGATCTCCGATACCATCGATGCCGACCCTGTCTCCTCTGAAATAGAAGTCATACTCTCCAGACTGGAAGCTAGGAGAGGTCTTAGAGAACTGAAGCTCCCACCTAATCTTGCGTCCAACCTTTTCCTCAATGAGCTTGTCTCCTACGGCAATCTTACCCTTGATAGCTTGATTGTCTGACTCAGACGAGAATAGCTTAATCACTGTAGAAGAGTAAAACTTTGTAGACTGTCCACCAGACGGCTGCTGGCTAGTGTACATTGCACTAATATTATTCCTAGACTGTGAGATCAAAACGAAGAGGGTTGGCTTGACTTTATTGTTTGCATAGTTAATCATCTTCCAAGCGTTGCTAAAGTCTCTGGACTCTGCACCAATCTGTTTTGTGTTCTCTAGTGCTTTAAGATCTTCTGTGCCTTTCTCAAAGTAAATTACTGGTAGCAGGGATGTGATACTATCCACCACAATAATGTCTACCCCCGCCTCCATAAAGGCTACGCTAACATCTACCATTTCATTAATAGTACGAGCCTGAGAGTAAAGCAGCTTCTCTGGGTCTACACCAAGCCTAACAGCCCACTCTTCAGAATAGGACATCTCTGCATCAATCCATGCGCACAGCTTGCCCTCCTTCTGTGCCATTGCAATAGTTTGCAGACACAGGGAAGACTTAGCGCTTGACTTGCTACCCCAAATAAGAATTTGGCGACCATAGGGCAAGCCACCGTTGAGCGCCCTGTTCAAGCCGAAGCTTGGGGTGGGCTGCTGATCGGTCTTGATTCCTTCGCCATTTGTAATTGTTTTACGAATCTTTGGGTCTAGTAAGGCCATAGCCTCTTCAATAGTTGTCATTAAAAACGTACCCCGTGCCTCTCTGGTCTCTCTTTATTAAAACTAACCTTGTTATCTAAAGCCTTGTCTAATGAAATATCTGTATAGCCATTCTCCACTAGTCCAGCATATAAGTCAAGCGTGCGGATAATAATATCTGCCATTTCGTCTGCGACCTCTTGCTTACCCTTATCTTTACGGATTGCTTCCATAACCTCTGCGGCTTCTGAAACAACCATCATTAATTGTTTTGTAATGAAAATATCGTCAACCTCATCTGGCCAAAAGCCTTTCTCAGTTGCCACTTGGTGCAGATGATCTGCCATTTCATCCAAGTATGTCATCTAATATCACTGTCCCATCTTTTGTTTTTCCGAAAGAGAATGTGTAAGCATTACCCTCCTGAATCTTCATGTATGCCTTGGCAAATGTGGTAGGAAAAACCACAACGGAATGTAGGTCTCTACCAGAATCTGCTAAGGTTAGTGTTGCCATTTTCTTACCAGCTTTTGTAATGCGTGGTTTAAAAGAAACTACAAACATTTCGTCATCTTTGTATGGCAACATCTTGTAGTTTAAGAACTTAATCAGAGCCGCGTCTGACTGCCTTATTTCATCGCCAGGAATTGCAGAAACAATTCTGTTATCGCTAGCTAAGATTATGTACGTTTTACCTGTTTCGATAGCTGTCTGTTCTTCATCAAATATACCGACAGAGCCAGTCTTATCAAGGATCTCAACACGAGACCACCCCTTTCCTCTCTTAATACTCTTAACCATTCCCATCAAAACGAAGGAGCCCTTTTCCTCAAAGTCTTCTACTGGATTAATAAAAGCGTGATAGTGGGATGGAACCGTTATGTTAAACTCTGGAAGATTAAGATACTCGTATAGATTGCTACGAATCTCTTCTTCGTTCCGAGGGTTGTCTTCAAAGTTAGCAGCACCAATAATTCTAAGTGCCTGCAAAGATCTACTGTTTACGCCAGTACCCTTTTTCATACTAAACTCTTCTAGCTCTTTGTAAGAGCTGAATGGCCCAGCCTCTACGTATTTACTAGCAATGTTGTCAGAGATATATTTAATACCAGACAAACCAAACCTGATTCCCTTACCCTCGATTTTAAAGTCGATGTCAGAGTCGTTGACGTGGGGCAGTCGGATAGGAATGTTCATACGCTTGGCCTCGATAAGATACTCTGTGCGAGCATCCTTGTCCTTCTCGCTCTTGAGAATAGCAAACATAAATTCTAGCGGGTAGTAATACTTGAGCCATGCTGTCCAATATGAAAGTGTGGAGTACGCTACGGCGTGAGACTTGTTAAAGGAGTATCCTGCGTGGGCTTCAAAGTCGTGCCAAAGCTCTTTGGCAGCATTTGGGGTCATATATCTAGAAGCGCCCTCTACGAATCTATCCTTAAAGATGTCAAACTCTTTGGCATCTTTCTTCTTACCAATGATCTTACGCACCTTGTCGGCCTCGACCATACTCATTCCACCAAGCTCGGTACAGGCCTGCATAACCTGCTCCTGATAAAGAATGCAGCCATAAGTTTCTGCGGTAAATTGTTTCATAACATCGTGGTGGTACGTGATGCCCTGTCGCCCCTTTTTGCGTTCGATATAGTCCTTGCCAATGGTGTTCATTGCACCAGGTCGCACCAAAGCGTTGGAAGCTGCTAGCTCGTCAAAGTTACGAACACCCATTTTAATCAGTAGGTTTGTATATGGCGTAGCTTCACACTGGAACACCCCCTTGGTGTGACCGTTGGAAAGCATCTCATAAATCTTCTCGTCTTCTAGGTCAATCTTTAATAGATTAATCTCTTTACGGTGACGCTCTTTGATAATGTCTAAGGCATTACGAAGTACGCTAAGGGTTTTTAGACCCAGGGCATCAATCTTAATTAGTCCAATACGCTCGGCCTCTTCCATGTCCACTGCAACCACGGGGATACGCTCTCCAGATCCTGGTGCCTGTCTTGTTTCCATAGGTGCGTGCCTGAAGATGGGCTCCTTGGCTGTTACAACACCAGCCGCGTGGATACCTGTGCCACGAATACGGCCTCGTAGCTGCTCACCATACTTCTCAATTTCTGGATACTTTTCTCTAAACTCTTTGGTCTGCTTTGATGTACAGTACTCGTCCCAAGTGTCAAACATTTTGCTAACCTTGTTTACGTCTGTGAGTGGGATATGCAAAACCCTGGCGATGTCACGAATGACGCCCTTGTCCTTAAACTCTAGGAAAGTAGCAATAGAGGCAACGTGGCGATACTGCCTAACTAGATAATCTTTTACCTCTTCTCTACGAGAGTCCTGAATATCTGTATCAATATCTGGAAAGTCATTACGTTCTGGATTAATAAATCGGAAGAACAGTAGGCCATACTTAATTGGATCAATGTCAGTAATGCCTAGGGCGTAACAGAGTAGCGAGCCAGCAGAAGAACCACGACCAGGACCAACCTGGATGCCCTCTTTCTTTGCCCAGTTAATCATATTACGGACTACCAAGAAGTATGGACCAAAATTTTTATCTTCGATAATGCCCAGCTCTTCTTCGAGGCGTTCCATATAACCTTCTGCCTTATATACCCCACGCTCTTTTAGACCCTCTATGGCTAGCTCAGCCAGCTCCTGATAAGGGTTTTGATACTGAGCTGGCAAAAGGTCTAGACCATCTTTAATATCATATTCTTCAATCTTGTTAGAGATCTCGATAGTTGCCTCATAGATGTCTTCCCTATCAATGCCCTGGGACTTCATGGCGTCTCGCATTTCTTCATCAGAAAGCAAGTGAATATCAAAGTTATCAAACGAGATGTCCCGCTCTCCGTAGAGGTAGTTCAGCCTATCCTTTAGGTTGTCGTACTTCTTGGATTTTTCAAAGGTTGCGTCCTTTTGAATCTTGTTGCTGTATGTGTTAAGAATTAGTTTAAGTTCTTGAATATCTTTCTGCCCCGTGTGTGCGTGGTGACAGTCTGGTGTGACAACTGGCTTGATACCAAACTCATCTGCCAGAGCAAGTAACTGATGATTCATTTCTGCTGGGTTGTGTGGCATTACTTCTATGTAGTAATCGTCCCCAAAGACTTTGTGGTGCCACTCAATTTGACGCTTAGCTTCTGCTAGCTCTCCAGCCTCAATGGCTTTAGCAATTGTGCCAGATAGGCAACCAGAGGTAACGATAATACCCTCTTTATACTTTGCTAAAACTTCGTAGTCAATACGTGGCTTCTTGTAGAAACCCTCTGTCCAAGCAATCTCGTTAAGCTTGTTAAGATTTTCCAGCCCCTGCTGGTTCTTGGCGAGGAGGACTATATGGTTGTAGACAAGGTCTAAAGGCCCTTCTCTACTGTCACGATCGCGTTGATCGAACCTATCTTCGGTTATATAGCCCTCCACACCAAGGATTGGCTTAATGTTCTTTTCTTTTGCAGCCCTAAACATCTCCCTGTGACCAGAGAGAGAACCGTGGTCGGTGATCGCCAAAGCGGTCATGCCTAGTTCCTGGGCACGATCTACATACTCTTGTGGGGTAGCGATACCGTCAAAGAGCGAGTAGTGCGTGTGAACGTGTAAGCCAGCATATACCATACTTAATTACCACTCCACATTAGATGCGGTGGTAGCAGATGGTCCATCGAAGCCAAGGTAGTAGGCTTCCTGATCTGCGTATGGAATGTGGTTCAAAGCTACGTTAAGGTCATATGGCTTAACGTCTTCCCACTTGTGGGGCTCGCTGTCTGGAGCACCAGGAATAAGGGTGTAGCTTGTCTCTACCCCCTGGCCATTACGCTTGAGCTTCCAGACAAGATTAGAAATGCTGCCTGTCTCAAGTGCGTAGTCACGGATAACGTTGAAAGGCGACTGCTTTCCAACACCGATAGACCAAATTGCTACGTATGGCTCTTCGATTCCATCGTCTACTAGCACGTTGCAGTAGAAGCGGAGTCGTCCACCCCAGCCAGCCTTGGGATCCTTGCGGTGCATTTCATCTGCCCAGTCACGGCCCTCGGTCTCCATAGTATCTACTGCCTTGCGACGGTAGTCCTTGGGGTTAGTGTGCTCCTTCACAACAAGTGAAAGACCACGCTCTGCATCGTAATGCGCAGAGTCTTCGTCCAGCTCCTCAAGGAAGCGGATCTTGACGGACTGGCCATCAGCGAGCTTGAGCCACTTTACGCGGGGCTTGTCGCTGTCATACTTTGGCCTGTCGAGTAGTGCGTTGATGTTTTTCAATCCTTTTACTACACTCATATATTTCTCCTTATACTTAATTGATACTTGATTGATATTTGTTATATATATTTAGTTTAGAATTGACGAGATAGAGTCTGCAAAGTCAAAGCTTAGGGCCTTGATATCTTGGTCATCCATATCGCCAATATCTTTGTATTTTGTTTCTAAATGAATCACAGAAACCTTTGCCCCAAGCTTCTCCTGAAGCCTCTTAGACATGCTATTTCCTGCATCATCATTATCAGCAATGACAATTATATCATTGAAGTATTTCTTTAGCAACTCTGTTTGAATGTTAGATACGTTAGATCCCAGGGTTGCTACCGCTGGCATACCACACTGGTCAAGCCGGATAGCGTCAAAAGAGGACTCTACCACATAGACCTTTCTAGATGTCTTTACTCTGCTTAGATTAAATAATGTTTTACCTTTGGGCAGCCCTGGGGTGTTCTTAAACTCTTTGCCCTCGACAGAGCGACCCACAAAGCCAACCAGCATACCGTCTGGTGAGTGTACGGGTATTGTGACCATGTCCTGTGACTCGGAGTATCCCAGGTCAAACTTCTTCATAGAGTCCTCTGTGATTTTCCTGCCAAAGTAGTAGGTCTTGGCTCTGGGTGATTCCAGAGCTGTAGAGGCAAGTCTCTTAACAAGAAGTTCATCGAATGGCACGTAGTCTGGTTTTTTATTTAGTCTTTGGGCAACTTCTGTCTGGAGATCGCTTTCAATTTCCATGCTTTTTACAAACCTAATAGACTCGAAATAAGTCTTGCGGGTTTGGTGCATTACAACTTCTACAAGGCTTGCTACATGGTGACAAGAGAAACAGAAGAAAGTTCCTTTTACCTTGTCAACTTCTCCAGCTGGGGTTCTGTAGTTAGCGTGAAATGGGCAGAAGATCAGAAAGTCAGTATCTACTTCGGACTCTACGTTTATGCCGCTTCCCGCAAGTACTCTTCTAACTTGTTCTGCTGTATAGGTATGACCGTTGTTTCGTTTACCCCGAATATCCATTCGCTCTTTCTCTTTCCCACATAAATCCCGTATAGAGATAATTCAAAATTAAAGCTTTCTGATTTCTCATTATAGCTCATAGTAAAGTCTGGCGCAATATCAATTCTAGGCACATAACCAGACAAACGCATCTCTGCAATAATTAGTCGCATGTATTCTATTTTTAATCTCCAAATGGCGGAGTCATCATAGATCTGCCCCTCTAGCCCAAACCTTTTTAGTGGCTTATGGTGTACGTTTGTCATACCACCATTATATAAGCTAGTTTAAACTAAATCCTCAATATCCTTATATTTATACCATCCCTTGTCGAAATCGACCTGAACCATGAACTCTCCCATGAATCCGTGTCGATTCTTTCTAAAGACACACTCCATAACATCGCTGTTGCTTGCCCTACCCAGAGCCATTACCCAGTCGGCATCGTAAGCGATCTGGCGAGACCAGGCGGTCTGGCCAAGGGTTGGAACAGTTTCTAGCTTTGTAACGTCATCTGGCGTTGCAGAAGAAATAGCAATGATAGGAACTTCCTCTGAAATTGCCATGAGCTTTAGTTCACGAGACAGATTCTTCATACGAACAGTTTCGTTGTCGGACTTTTGATTGGGGCTCATAAGTTGCAGGTAGTCAACGATTACGAAGTCTGGCTTGTACTGGTCCATCTTGCCACGTAGCACTGAT